GATATACAGCCAATATGACCTGTGCGTGTTTTACCCTATCTGGAATTTCAGTATCAAGGTAATAATCAGCAACTAATCTATTAGGAAAAGATAAGCCATAAAGATTTGTATAAGTATCAGGTTTCCTTACTCCTGATCTAGGCCACTCCAAAGCTTGAGTATCAGCTACCCTAGCTCCTAAAAACTTCTCTCTGTCTATTCTTTGGGCTGCTGTAAACAAAGCTCTGTTTTTGTTATCAGTGCTTGAACCGTCCCAAGCTGCGGTATCATCACTGAGGATTAGACCCTCAATAAATGAGTTTGCATCTGCAAGAGTGATATAAGTGTTGGCATTAGCACCACCAACAGTTGCATCAAGAGTTATCGCCATTTAGTTTTACCTTTTTGGGCTTAGGATTGGTTTTAGGCTTTTCTATTGTTCGAGTGAGAGAAGCCGCCTTCGCAGCAGCTTCATTTCTCTCTCTCATACGCCTAAATGCGTACATAGCCATTAGCTTGATGCACCCTTAAGAGCAACAAAGTTAATAACAATAGCTTCACTGAGTGAACCACCAGAAACATTAGAAACTGTGATCTTAAATGATCCAGCAGCAATGCCATTAGCACTCACAATGTAAGCGCCAGCAGTTCCAGCGGAACCATGACAAGCAACGACAACATCTGTAGCAGCAATTTTACTGTTAGTAACTGTGAAAGATACTTCAGCAGCATCTGCTAATGCAGCGTTGTTCATTGTGATTTGTCCACTCTGTGTGTTCAGAGTTACACCAGTTCCTTTGTTAGTAGCCTGAGTTACAGTGCCGCCTGTAGTTGGACCTATTAGAGATCCAGCTGTTACGTCAAATAATGAAGACATAATTAATCCTGATTAGATACGTTTGTAGCACGAACAATACCGATGTTCTTTGTCTCATACACTTTCGACCACGATGCAACGGTCTCTAATACAGTTCTATTAGGATTGACAGTTGAAACAGCGTACTTAAGACCTACTGGATGATAGATGTAGTGGAGATCCACTGCCATTGCCTCTTCTAAAGCAAGAATATCTCTATCAGTTTGTGTTCTGATTGGTGCTTGCTCACCTGTAACAACTGCCCCTTGTGTAAAGAAGAATGTTGAATACTCAGTTGAAGATCCAGAGCCTGTTGTAGGTATATCGTCAGAAACGATTACATTTAGACCCATGAATGTATTTACAGCTGTGGGTCCATCAAATGCTCTTGTTGTGCTACCTGAAGCTGCTGCTGTATCAGGAGCGCCTGTATTATCATAGATACGATCAATAGCATTTCTCTCTACCAAGTCATAAAAGACTTTTGAATGCATTGCAACGGCTGTTAACTTACCACCTTGATCTCCTAGTAAAGATTGTGCTTTAGCAACGTGTCTAGGACTTAGAGTTGTTGGTGTATCACCAGACTCTGAATCAATAGTTAGAGCAAATAAAGCTGAGTTACTATCGTTAGCATTAATAGAACCAAATGCACCAGTTAAGCAAGAATATAAATCCTTTTGCTTTTGGTTGTTAACGTATGCCGCCATCTTCTGAGCAATAGCAGCCATTGGATCAACACCGCCACCAACTGCAAGAGCTGCTAAG